TTTATCGGGGGCTTTGATAAAATGGAAATGATAGATTTGATGAACGAAATATCTAAAAAGGCTGATAAGTCAGGCGTCATGAGCCAAGAAGATGTATTTAATTTTGTACAAGAGAGAAAAGATTTTTATCAAAAGTTTTTAGAAGAGAACAAAGGTGAAGGTGTAGAGTTACCAAGGCAAGAGTTTGATAGAGGTGGAGCTGCTAAGTTTAGAGAGTTTTTAAAAACATATAAACCAAAAGAAATATACAAAGGTTTTAAAGTAGATCTAGCAAAAAAATTTAACATCAGTCCAGATACAGTTGGTGATATTATAAAAGCAGATTATCCAGAGTTAAATAAATTACCTGTTAGAAAAACTAAAGAAGAATTACGAAAAGAAGCGGTTGCTAAAAAGAAAGCAGAAATAAATTTTTTAGATAACAAGGAGTTGGCTAAACAATATAAACTTTTTAAACCTGGAGTAAAAGGATTTGACACAGGTTCTATTGCAGAGTTTACAGAGTTTTTAAATAACAAAGGTTTTAGGACACTTGGAGGACAACCATTTACATTAGATAGTTTAGGCATGAGATTAAAGAGAGCTAATCTCCCATCTAAATTTGATATAAAAAAATTTAAAGAAAAACAAATAAGAGAGGGCATACCACTTAAACCTGAAGGTTCTGGTAAAAAAGGTTTTACTGAAGATTTTGTAAGATCTGAAGCTGAAAGAATGAATCTTGACGTAGAGGGTAAGAACTTAGATGAAATTAAAAGAATGGTATTTACTTCAAGATCTAAAGAAAAAGGTTTAACAGAAGCTGAGTTAAAAGAATTAAGAGATTTTAGAACTAGAAAAAAAATTAAAAAAACTGAAACACCTAGATTGTTTCCATACAACTTACCCAAAGATGCTAAAGCTAGAGATTTGTTTTGGAGAGATTTATTAGAGAATGCATCTAGACATCAGTCCTCTCGA